GCAGGCTTAGGTGCGGCAGTAGTACCGGCTTTAACTTTAACAGGCCGTGGTATCAAGAAAGCCTATGAAACTGCAACCAAGCCTGCTAAGACTAAACTTGCNAANAACAAGGTGGATGAAGTACAGGCTATCATNAACCGTGAGGTAGCNCAAGGTACNCCTAAGGCTAGTCTTCCTAANATTATTGAAGAAGAAGTAGGTTTAAATCCACAACAAGTAGCTGAGGCTATATCGGTCAGTGGTGTNAAGACTCGCATCCCCGGATCACAAGCACGAGCACAAGAATTACTTGACAATCAGATTGCTGTNGACTCTGCTACTGCCAGAACAAAGTCTGGTATCCTTGACAAGTATCTAGGTACACTATCAACCCGTGTAAAGAATATCTCTGTCCCTGTATTTACTAGACTACGTCAGTACGAGGCAGACCTTCACATTAAGACAGCAGAGAAGATGAATCGTATTGAAGGATTCACTAAGGCTCTACTGAAAGCTCCTCCTGCTATGCGTGATACTTTGAATCGTCATCTACTTAATGGTGACTACAAAGCGGCAAAGCAATTGATGTCTACGTACAGCCAGAAAGCAGGGCTGTACATTGATGACGTGCAGAAACTACTTGATGAAGTTTATGAGGAGGTAGTAGCTGAAGGATACACATCACTGCCTAAGAAAGAAGCATACTTCCCTCGTATGGTGAAAGACCTCGATGGCTTACTTGCTTCTTTGGGTAAGGTTAAGAAGGACGAGTACCAGAAGGCTATTGAAGCCTACGCAAAGCGTAAGAATCGTCCTGTTAGTAGTATTACAATTGAAGAAAAATCTGACATTGTAAACAAGATGCTCAGAGGCTATCGTCAAACCACTGATAAGGGTACTCCTCGTTGGGTAAAGCAACGTACAGTAGAAACTGTAACTCCTGATATGATGAAGTACTACTACAGTCCTGCGGAGTCTTTGCAATACTATCTGCGTGGTGTAGTCAATGACATTGAACGCCGCCGGTTCTTTGGACAGGCACGTGAGAACAGTGACATTGGTACACTGGACCTTGATGCTTCTATCGGACGCTTCATTGCAGAGGCTCGTGAGTCTGGGCAGATCAACGGCGATGACATGGCAGAACTAGGTGAGTTGTTGTCATCTCGATTCATCGGCGGTGAACGTCAGATGGGAGACATTGCTTCATGGATTCGTGACACAGGCTACGCAGGCACAATTGCTAACCCAATCTCTGCCATCACTCAGCTAGGTGACTTGGCTGTATCCGGTGCAATCTACGGGCTACGGAATACTCTATCAGCTATGTTCAACCCTAAGCAGGTTAAGATTATTGACATTGGTTTGGAGGATGCCATCACTAATGAGATGATGAATCCGGGCAAGTCGGCCAACCTACTACAGAAGATGTTCAAGTACTCAGGCTTCCAAGCAGTCGATAGACTAGGTAAGGAAACCACAATCAATGCCGCCCTACGTAGATTTCAGGGTATGGCAAAGACTGAGCAGGGTAAGAATCAACTCCGTAAGCAGTGGGGTCAAACCTTTGGTGATGACATGGAGAGTGTGATTGCTGACTTGGAAAACAAGACAGTGTCTGAAAACATTAAGCTACTAGCTTTCAATGTGATCTCTGATCTACAGCCTATCACACGTAGTGAAATGCCACAGGGCTANCTTGACTCTGTCAATGGTAGGATGCTGTACATGTTGAAGTCCTTCACAATTAAACAGTACGACATTGTNCGTAGAGAGATTGTGCAGGAGTATAAGAAAGGAAATAANAAGCAGGCTGTTAAGATGGCGGCTATGCTAGGAGGCTACCTGATGGCGGCCAACACAGGTACACAGGCTACCAAGGATATCCTACTAGGGCGTGAAGTACGTGCAGAGGACATTCCTGACAAAGCTATGTGGGCACTGTTGGGTGTGTATGGTGGTAACAAGTACATGTACGAACGCTACCTTGAGCGTGGTGATGTGAAGGGAGCCGCTGTGAACTTGTTAGTCCCTGCCACTCCTTTGATTGATTCAGCTATGACACTGGGTAAGGGGATCGGAGAAGAAGACGACAGAGCTATGACGCAACTAAGGGCAGTGCCTGTGGTTGGCCCTATCGTCTACAACTGGTTCGGTGGTGGGGCTGAAGCATACAATGAACGCCTCAGTAAAGAATAAAAAAGCCCCCGTAGGGGCAACTGGAGATCAACTAAAATAATCAAAGACCTGTCCAATGTGTATTTTAAAGAAGGGAATATTAATAACCCACCCATCAAAGAAGTACACTTGGGCCTCGTCTATGTCCTCACCTTCCTTCCAACCTAGTACTGGCTGAGACTCTACAGTCTCAATAGACAATCCAAATACGTGATGAAATCTAANTGCTACCATCCCCAATCATCTCCTTCTAGNCCATGTGAATTATAATCTGTTACTCGTTTCTCAAAGAAGTTACTCAGACTACTTCCACCTAGTATCTCCTCCATCCACGGTAGAGGATTCTCCTTAACCTTCCAGTTCGTCTTGAGACCAAGTTGTAGTAGACGTCTGTCTGCGAGGTAGCGAATGTACTGCTTGACATCTGCCGACGACAAACCTTCCAAGTCACCCATCTCATACGCCAAATCAATAACCTTGTCTTCAAGTTTGACTGCAGTACGGAACATCTCGTAGATATCTTTCTTAAAATCATCATTAACAACTCGTGGGTGTTCCTCACAGAAAGCCCTAAACAATTTAGCCATGCCTTCAGCATGTTGTGATTCGTCTCGTACACTCCATTCTACAACAGTGCACATCCCAGGCATCTTACCATATCGTTGGTAGTTGAGTAGCATCGCAAAGGCACTGAACAAACTCATGCCTTCATTGAGTACACTACGTGCGATAGCCAGTGCAGTGCCCTGATGGCTGTGCACATCCAGATCACCCATGAAGTCCACCTTCTCAGCCATCTGATTATACTCTAGGAAGGTTGTGAATTCTTCTTCAGGTAGTCCAAGAGTATCATTAAGGAGGGCATATGACCTTTGATGGATGAACTCTCTACTAGCAAAGGCTGTAAGCATAGCCCTGATTTCATTGTTCTTGAACTTGGGTATATAATACTCCAAGTAGTTTGTTCCGACTGCCACGTCAGTTTGTGTGAACAACCGCAGAATCTGGGTGATATGGTTTTTCTCTGCTTGCGATAGGGCATCTGACTTCCAGTGATTTACATCTGTTTGTAATTCTAGTTCATCCTCAATCCAGTGGATGCGCTCATGCTCAGTGGCATAGGTGACAGCCCACGGATACTTGAAGGGCTTGTACGTTACGTTACTCTCCAGTAGTGACATTTAGTTCTCCAGTTCTGATTGGTTCTGATAGATTACATTCATCAGATTGTTGTTGTGGTATTGCAGTCTTTGTACTTCTTGTAGCAACTTGACAGTGCTGTCAAAGCAGTCATTGAGTAATCGTCTGTTAAACGGGTCACTGTCTTTAATTATGTCTAACCGTTTAAGTAGGTTCTGCGCTTCTTCTATCATCTAGATTCTCCAATTGATACTCGTCATTCTCTTTATCCACTGCCATCTCAAGCAATCGCCTGAGTCCTACCTCGACTAACAGTCTTGTGGCTTCTGGGTCTGTATCGACAACCAGTGTTGCACTGCCGTCTTCATGTTCAACGTAGTCTTTAACGTCAATTGTCCCTGCTCTGGTTTTCATGTTATCTCCTTTGCATAGGAATACTATGCATAGATAATTACATTATATGTAATGTACTCCCACTTTTATGCGGATAATAGCTATCCCTGACAACTCACGCAGACTTCATCGTCTTCAAAGTCCTTCAGCGCATTACGGTCNACTTTAGTCCCAACCTTCTCCGCTGTAACACCTGCAGTCGTGCGTAGATAGTATAGTCCTTTAAGCCCTTCCTTCCACGCCTTGAGGTGTACCTGATTGACAATAGCCTTGTCAGTACCCGATGGGAAGAACACGTTAACACTCTGCCCCTGACATATAAACTCTTGTCTTTTAGCTGAGTGTTCGACAACCCATCCCTGATCGAGTTCAAATGCTGTCTTAAATGTAGCCTTCTCGTCATCGGATAACCACTCCAAGTGCTGTACAGAGCCTTCATTCTCAAGAATACTTTGCCATACCTTCTTGGTGTTCTGGTTATACTCATCTAGAAGTTCCTCAAGGTACGGATTACGAACAGTATGACTCCCGGCACGAGTACGATGGACAAAGCAGTTGCTAATACGTGGTTCAATGCTAGCAGAGCACCCACATAGGATACTAGAATTAGCGTTAGGAGCAACAGCCAACAGATGCATATTTCTAACACCATAACCCACCCCATCAGGACACTCGCCACGTTCCACAGCGAGCGAGTAGGTTGCCTCGACAGCTTGGGCTTTGATGTCTTTGAAGATTGCATAGTTCTCACTTGCCGCCTGCCAACTCTCCCATGCTATGCCTTTGCTTTGGAGGTAGCCGTGGAAGCCCATTGCTCCAAGGCCGACTGAGCGTTCTCTGTAAGCTGAGTAGACAGCTTTTGATAGTTCTTCTGGTGCGTGGTCAATAAAGAATTGAAGCACGTTGTCCAAGAATCGGATAAGGTCTGTAACCATTCCGCTTGATTTCCAGTCATCGTATCGCTCAAGGTTGACTGAGGAGAGACAACAGACTGCTGTGCGTTCTTCACTTGTTGCGAGATGGATTTCGTTGCAGAGGTTACTGCCATTAATTGACAGTCCAAGTTTTCTTTGAGCTTCCGGTAAGCCTCGTCTTGCTGTGTCGATAAAGTTAAGGTAAGGACTACCAGTTCGGAAGCGAGCTTCAAGGATTCGTTGCCACAGTCTGCGAGCTTGGACTGTATCTCTGACAATTCCTGTATGCGGGTCTGTAAGATTGAATTGTTCGTCATTAATTACTTTCTCCATAAATTCATCTGTGATGTTCACAGCATTAAATAGATTAAAACATTTGCGATTGATGTCACCACCTGTCGCCACCTTGAAACTAATAAACTCCTCAATGTCAGGATGGCTTACGTCTAGATAGGCCGCATAGCTTCCCTTCCTTGTCTTCCCCTGCTTGTAGGCTGTCATCTGTGCGTCCACTACTTTCATGAACGGGATCGGGCCGGGGGCTTTGTCGCTGATACCCCGCACGTCCGCCCAGTGCCCACCCACACCACCGCCCTTTACGGAAAGCCATGCTACTTCACCATTATGTTCAATAAGGCTATCAAGATTGTCCCCCACATAAGTAAGGAAACAACTAATAGGCAAGCCACTAATTTTTCCATTCGGTTCTGGGGCATTAGATAGAACAGGGCTAGCGAACATGAACCAACCCTTTGAAGCATAGTCGTATATGCGTTGTGCAAGATCAAGGTCACCATCGCAGTAAGCCACTGAAGCACGTGCAAAGGCTTGCTGAGGACTGTCTTCATTCTCAAGCATGTAGTAGTCTTGCATGAGTTTAGTAGCTTGGTCACTGAGGCGAAAGTCTCTTTCATAATCAATCGTTATCCCAAGGTGTGTCTTCATCAAATTCTCCAGTAAGCTGATCGTAGTTGGCTTCAATGTAATCAGTAAACCGATTCACTAAATCCTCAGAAGTAATCTCTAATGTCTCCATCAGAGTTACTTCATCGAGTGCCATGAGTTTATCTTTTAGTTCTTGTATTGTAATCACGATGCGAACCTACTATTTTAATACATTGTAAGCAGTTTGTCAAGATAATGTTTGGCTTTTTCTAGGTCAATCCTACCACCCTTATCATCACATCGTGCTATGTATTTGATTACATTACCTTTGAGAAAGCCTTTGAACTGTTCCTCTGACATCCACGACTCCATAGCCTGCCACGGTTGGACAGACTTGGAGGTGTAGTGTGCCCCTGCTACTTGGTAGTCATCTGTCATTCTTGTTTACCCGGATAGTAGATGCCTAGTGATTCTTTGTCTAGGTCAAAGCTGTACCCATATGCCGC